ACCACTTGATGAACCACCTTTTATAACCATAGCAGTATCACTACCATTTTCTTGATAAGCGTGAAATACGTTTCCTTTCCCATCACCAGTTCCTGCTGATTTAATTACTAATCCTTGATTTGAATTTGCATTACCTCCAGCAGTATTATGTTGAATAACCATTGTCGGATCATTTGTAGCAGGATTTTGTTCTACATAAACAACACCTTGTGCATCTGCTGAAGCTGAATAAACGTGCAATTTTGTAGCTGGACTTGTTGTGTTTATACCTACGTTTCCGTTTAAATCTATTCTTGCCCTTTCACTTGTATTAGTGTAAAAAGACATAACTTCGTTATTTTGTTCGTATCTTATTTGACCTTGTTTTGGTGTTCCTGTTCCGTCTGCAAAAAAGATTGAACCATAATCACCCACAGAAGAACCATTATAAATAGTAATTCCATTATCACCTGACCCTGTGCCTATCACTACATTATTAGCTTCAGAATCAAAACTATCTGCTGAAGAATTGCCAATGCCTAATTCTCCACTATCTACCAATCTCATACGTTCACTTCCTCCTGTAAATAATCTAATTTGTGATGCACTTGAACTACTTGTAGAATTACCAGCACGTATTTGAATGTTTCCAGTATTGCCATGCTCATTACCAGCTAAAAAAATTGAAGCCCCCCTATCATCTGCAACATCACCACCACCACCTAATGCTAATTGTGAATTATCAGAACCATCAGATGTATTTGCTAAAATTAAAAAATCAGTAGATGAACCTAAAATATTACCTGCAAAAGTTGCTGAAGTGGTATTCATAGTAAACACATCACTACCAGCTAATCTTACTTTGAAATTGTCATCACTTGGAAAACCAAACTTACTATCATCACCAGCGTGAAGAATATAATCTGGTATTGTAATTGCGTCAGCACCATTCACTGTTAAAGTACCTGTAAAAGTTGCATTGCCTGTTGTATCTATTGATAATCTATTATTTGTTCCAAGAGTTGCGTTATCAGAAATTACAAATTTATTACTATCACTTCTATCAATACCCATTGCCATTGTATTTCCATCTGTTTGAAATACTAAAAATGGATCATCTGCTAAAGAAGAACCAATTTGTAGAGAAGTAGGATTTGATGCTAAATTAATTGTTATTGCACCACTACTTTCAGATATAATACTGTCACCAATAGTGTCAGAATCTGTCCACTTTGTAATCTTACCTGCCGTTCCACTTCCATCAACGGCACCACCACCTATAGCAATTTCCACTACTTCACCTGAAGATGTAACACCAAGTCTTTGTGTAACTGTACCAGTAAAAGTACCACTACCGTAAGCTGGTAATTTTAATCTTCTATTGCTTTCAAGTCTAAGTGATTCTTGACCTGCCACAACGTAAGCAGTAACTTCATCACTTGGTGTATAAAAACCTTCGCTATTTGAACCTATTGATAAAGCTGGTGCAGATAAAGTACCAGCTTGAAATCTAACGGTTGAAGTTGATATGCTTAATGGTAAATCGTTACCACCACCATCTGTGATTCTTTTTACCGTTGATCCTATTGCTAATGAATCGGTGCTTTTAAGCAAACCTAAATAACTCGCAGATATATTTACTCCAGTTAATGTCGTACCCATAATAATATTTTATTTACAAATATACTATTTTTTCATTTTCATTATATGCTTGTTATGATGCACCCTATGGCAGTTGCTACATAGTATCTCACATTTAGACATAATTTCAGTAAGGATCATATCAACCCTTCCATCATAAAAGTTTTTTTTAGATAGATTTCTTATCTCTCTTGCAATAGCAAATCTTTTTCTTTTTGTATGATGAAAGTCTAATGCACTAAAGTTTTCATCATAACCACACCTTACACAACGAATATCTATATACTCACTTAACTTATAAATAAATTCTTGTTTCCAATGCCTATGATTTTTTTCTCTTTGTTTGTTTCTACAGTCTCTGCAATGAATTTCAGGCTTCTTGTTTTCCCTTTTATAATATCTATGTAGTGGCTTTACCTTTTTACAAGTAGCACAAATCTTACCTTCCTTGTCCTCTGTATTTTCTGCCACTATAGTATTTGCCGTTTTTTTGATTTGTGTTTCTATTCTTACTATGTATTCCTCTTCTTTTTTTCTTTGGTTTAGGTTCGTATGCCTTTGGATAAAATCTTTTAGCCATTGTTTCTAACCTTTTCGTATGACCTACCACCAAAGTATGCAGACACAGTAACCATTAATAATACTTTTAAAAGTTCTATCCATTCAGAAGATACTTCAAACTTGATACTTCCTGAATCAACAAATACTAAAACGACTACAGAAAAAATTAAGAATAATAATACAATAGGTCTGACAGACTTCGTTAATACGTTGCCGTTAAGCATATCATATTTCCATCTTTCAGTTACATTCTTTTGCATATCAGATTCGGCTTGTATCCAAATCTGTTCCATCTCTTTTTGGAATTTTGCTTTTTCGTCTTTAGTCCTTATGAATCTATCAGCTACTCCAGCTAACTTATCAACCACACTAACTCCTGCATCACCGAATATCTTAGTTAAAATTTTATTCATTTATTTTTTTTTATATAATAACAAAAAGCAAACATTATAAAAGACATAAAAGATATAACAACTAATCCTTCTGTCAAAACACTCATTTTTTCTTTTGCTCTTCAGTAGTCCATATATAGATAATAAAAGAACCAGTAAGCAATGCACTACAAAGAGTAACTCCCAATAGGGCATAATCCACATTCGCCAAATTCACATCCATTACAATTCATCTATTAAATCAATTAACTTATTTTCAATCCTTAAAAATATTTCTATTCTTTGTACGCCCTCCCATTCTTTTAATCCGTCTGCAACGTCCATCAAAGTATTTATTTTAGATAATGTTTGAGTAACTTTTAATTGATTATTTACATCTTTATCAGATAGATTTATGTCACTTAATAATTTCATCTTTGATAAACTTTATCTTCTAATTCTTTTATTGATTCTTTATTGTCTAAAATATCTTCTTTTAATCCTTCAGTAGATTTTTCAATTTGAATGATTGTACTTCTTACTAATTCATCTTTTAATTGAAACTCCATTTTTTGCACAAATTCCTCTCCACTAAAATTATCTATTTTATTATTAAGGTCTTGTATTTCACCTTGTAATGTAAACCACATACTTGCAAGAGATATAGCACCACCAACTAATATAGCTATAGTTTTAAGATCTAATTTCACTTCTGTGTCTTCGCTTATTTTTGTCATTACTTTTTTAGTTCATTTATATATTCTTGTATATTATCTTTTGTTATAAGCAATTTAAAATCTAATCCAGCTTGGTAGGTTTTTACTCTTTTACCATCTAACCATATTAATATCACAGGAACAGATTTAATTTGATTTTTGAGATTATTACCTTGTTCTTCTAACCAAGCATACTCGTATTTACAACCTTTTAAATTATCTAAATACAATGTGTTTTGTTGATTCCACTTTGCATTAATTTGTACTACTCTTATTTGTTGACCATAACTTGTATATCCAAAAAATAAAAATATAATTAGAATAAAATTTTTCATTTTTTATAAACCTTATCTTCTAAACTATTTAATCTTCTGTTAGTTTGTTCTTCATATTTTTCTAATTCTTTTATTAGATAATCTATTTTTTGATTGATTACTTTTGTATCATCTTGTTCTATTTTGTATTCAGGTAAAGTCTTAGCCACTTCAATTTCAGAGGTTAATTGAGAATATGTCATAGTAAGAGATATTATACCACCTACCAATAAACCAAGAAATTTAATATCTATCTTTACATCTGACTTTCCGTCACCATCAAGATCAACTGCTACCTTTTTGTTTGTTATATCACCCATCATTTATTATTTTGAACTTTCATCAAAATTAATAATTTTAATTGATAGTTGTTTTTGTGAATCTAAAATATCTGATATGATTGGATAAACTCTTTTATAACAATCGGTTGATTGTCCTAAAAATCCATCTTTCGTAATATTTTGTGATATAACATTTCCAAGCAATAAACAACCATCTGTGTCATCATCAGTATTACCACAATGGATAAGAATATAATTAAAATTAGGAACATCCATAAGCTGTAACATACCTCTATGAATGTTTGGAAAACGCTTCGTGTATTTATTGTGGTAACCTCCCTCTTTTCTGTATTCAATTTTATAAGTGCCTTCAGGTATGCGAGTTTCTCCATAAACTTTGATCGCCCTCTTTTCATCTTCAAGAGTATAGCATAGAAAATCTTTTTTGTTTGTTTCATCATCTACTAAAAATAATATTCCTAATGTACTATCTTTTTGTGAACTATATCTATACAACTCTAATCTCATAACTCTTCAACAAGATTAGATAATGTTAGAATCCCTCTGTAGATTGTTTCCGTCTCCGTATCTGTGCTAATATAAGCTACGCCATTGTTTTGTGCAGAAACACATTTGAAGTTGTTAGAACTCATATTAAAGAATGACGTTCTATCAACAAGGATTTGTGTGATCTGATTCATTGCCAAATTAGCATCTAATTGACCACCAGTATTTGTGTCAAATGCAGTTACTATTTCTACATCTGTTATAATATCATTTAGATAAGTATCTTTTATATCATCTGCTATAGAATTAGATACTGAAGTTATTAAGATATATGGTGTACTTGCTGATGACGGCACAACATTATATACTGGTACTGTAGCAGAATTAAGTGTAATGTTGCCATTAAGTGCATCATAAACTTGTTTACGAATAAAGTGACTTGCATCTTTCATTTTCTATATTGTTTTTGTATTTCTACAGACCAATTATCTTTAAATCTTTTAATTGATTCTTGTATAGATGGCTCAAAGAACGGTTGTGCTTTCATTTTATTTGTGCCTTCTTCTACGAATGTTGCATAATCTGCGTTGTATCCAACTACAATACTAAATGGTTTTCCCTCTAAGAATACCGATTGCTTTAATGTACCAGTATCAACTGGAACTCTTCTTGATGATCTTCTAATTATATCAGTACCCATACCAGCTAAAAGTTTTGAAAACCCTTTGTTAGGTTTTATAAACTTTCCCAACGCTTTCATCTTACGATTAAAACGTCTTTTACTTTCTGCCGACATTCTTGCTTTTTTCTTTGCCATTATTGCTGTTTATCTGCTAATATTTTATATGTATATAAATCTTCTTCATACATTTCGTTGATCCTATACTTATTTGAATCGTTTGTTAGAAACAATATATCACCCCTTTGTATGTTCGTTGTTGCTGTGTTTTTACGTAGTGTCAATTCTATTCCTGTTTGCAGTATTCTTTTACCATCTCTAAATATCATCCTTCCATCTAAGAATTCACGATCACACCAAAAAGTACCTACCGTTGATTGACTTGATGTAAAGCCACCATATCCATCAGAAGAGTTAGTGTTTCTTTTGACCGTTAATCTGTATCTTAAATCCCCTGCTTTTATCATAACTCATTATAGTAAATATATTTGGATAAAATACTTTCTACATTAGTAGGTAATGATGCGACAATAGTACCCTTAACATAATCTGCTCTGTTATCGTAATACGTTGTTGCTAATTGTTTAATAGCTAATTTTAAATCGTCAAATGATAGACCACTTGTTGTATAAACTACCTTTATGTTTTCGGTATATGCAGAAGATACTTCTATATATTTATCTTCTAAGCCATAAGTATCATAATTTATATTGGATAATGTACCATCACTTTTTTGCGTTTGTACGCTTGTTATTGATGCTATAGGTGCATACGGTAATACAATCTTTATTCTACGTCTATACAAATCACCATACTCACCTGAAGGATCAATATCACTTATAAACAAAGACCTTGTCTTTGCTACAATATCTCTATTGATAAATGCTTCACATTTCTCTCTTGCTGATTTAATAAGTTCGGCTACTATCGTATCATCATCAGAAGTCTCAATCCTTGCATAAGATTTAAGTTCACTTGATGCTACAATTTCACTACCTGTCGTAGAATCTATTTGTACGCTAATCATTTTGTTTCTTTTTTAACCTTTAATTCTTTTGTTTCTTTTGTAGCTTTTTCTTCCTTTGTGTCTATCTTAACACCCCATCCTTTTTCAATCCACTTAGAAACATTTGATTCAGGTATGTCTAATATATCACCCTTTTGATATTCAATACCCTCTCTTGTTATTTCGGTTTTACATTTAATTTTCATAATACATAAATTTTGATTTAAACAAAGATAAAAAAAAAGAGCAACTAATTTAGTTGCCCTCTTTTATTCTAATTAGTATTACTAATTATGAAGTCTCTAATGCTGTTTTCGCAGTTGAGAACGCACCCTTAACAAATGCATTTGGTAAGTAGATAGAGTGTGCAATTCTTGCAATACCTCTAACGCTTACTAAATACTTGCTAAAGTTGTCTGAATCCTCATAACCAAAATCAACTCTTAAACCTTCTCTTTGCCATACTTGACTTCCTTGTGAGAAATCACCTACAACAAAATTACCAGCAGACATTTTATTATTCATGTAAACTGGAACACCGTTTATTCTAAAGAACCCATCAGCAGATACAAGTGAGTTACCTCTTAGGTACTCATTAGTAGTATCTTTTAATAATGCGATCTTATGGAAATCAGTTGGGTTTAGAACGATACCGTTAGCAGAATAATTAGATAAAGCTAATTGATTCATAGCAACATATAGTACGTCTAATTCTTGTGCTGATTCTATTGCGTTAGCAAAACCACCAGCAGAGAAAGTAGTACCACCGTTCATCAAACCTAATAAATTAGGAGAAACTCCTGAACCACCAATTAATTGGTCATCAATAGCAGTATTGATTTTAGCAGGAAGTCTTTGTGACAAGTAACTCTGTAACGCTGGAGTATCATCCAACATTTCTTGTGAAATTGTCATTACTGCCGTAGTCTTTTGAACTACTGCATCTTCTGCCGTTAATTGGAACTCACTATCAGTAGGTGCTGAACCTTCAGCAACATTACCTGCGTTGTCAGTATATGCAGATTCTTTTACGTATCTTACTACGTTAGAATCAGTTGTGCCAACTGGAATAATTCCCATCATATTAGTTATGTTCGCAGGATCACGCTTAATACCGTCAACCTTGAAAACGCCAGTAGCATCTCTTGCAGAGTTTGCACCAGCAAAATCAGATGAAATAAGAACGTCAGCTTTTAATTCTAAAGAAGCGTTTGCTCTTGATCCATCTCTCATAGACTTGAATGATTCACTATTATTTAGTGCATCACCAAATACTTCAGATTTAGTTTTATAAACATTATCAAAATTGTCTTTCTTGTTTTCAACTTCAATCTTGTCTAATCTTTCAACTATCTCTGAATGTTTTTCAGTAAGGTTCTTAACCTCACCTTTAATTACAGTATCAACTTCATTATTAACATTATCTTTGATTGACTTAGCAGATTTCTCCAGTTTCTCATCAATAATATTACAAACATCGTCTAACTGTTTTTTTATATTCTCATCCATTATTTTGAATTTAAATTGTTAAACATATAATTTATTATTGAATCTGAAGTTGTATTATCTTTCTTAGTCTCTAAGTGTGTATTATCACGAGTTAGTTCCTCATCTGATTGGTGTGTATTATCACGAGCAATCAAAGACTTTAAAACTTCTAATTCATATTCAATTAAATAACCAAGATCATCCGTAATGTTTCCTTTACGAATTACCTTAATTAAATTATCAAATCTCTTTGTGTAATAGTCAATCTTTTGAGATTCACCTTTTACCTCTAATATTTTTGCTTCTTCATTTGATGCGAGTGTTACTGCTGATATTTCAAATAGCTTTACTTCCTTAATTACTCTAACGCCATCATCATTAAAATCTTTTTTAACTGGCATAATACCAACGCTATTCTCATCAATAACTCCATACTTCATAAGTTCTAAAACCTCATTGCCGAATGTAGTCTTAGGAACTTCTGCAACAAAACCCAAACCTTTATCATCTTCATAAAGTTCTCTCATCTTACCGATAGGTTTTGTGATGTCGTGCTGATAAATATATTTTACTCTTTTACCGTTATTCTTGATTGTTCTTCTGTAAGCACCTTTATCAATGATGTCATTATCTGAATCAACATTACCAAAGATAGAACCATATCCTTTTACTATTCCTAAGTTCTCATCAATGTCGCTGATCTCACCTTGTTTATATATAACCTTACTCATAATTTATATTTTATTTCCAAAAATAATATAATTTTTTCATTGATGTTTTAATCTATTTTCACAAACGGTATAGATACGCATCTACAATTAACCACTTCTTTTGCCGAAGCACCAAGTTGTGTGTCAGATGGAAACATCATTCTTGAACCACCAACTATGTATGGTTCATTGACTGGGATAGGCTCATTGCCATATCTTACGTCAGCAGTCCTATGTGTTTCTCTTGTTCTACTGCCACCTGAAGCAATCCATTCTTTAACTAAGTTATCATCACCATAAATATCAGAAGCAGATAGCTGAATACCAAAATTAGCAGAGGCAGTAGTCTCTGTTCTTACTATCCTACGTGCCATCCATCGTGCTTTAAATTTTAATCTTTTCATTATTTCTCTTACTCTTGCTTCCTCACCCATACCCATAAATGTTTCGTCAGCTAATAATTCTTTTAAAACCTTTTCAAGTGTAACACGAGCAACGCCACTTACAGCACTAACCTCTCTAACTAATGCTAAATAGTTTTCTTTTTCCTTAGCATATCGTTCCATGTTATCTGCTATTGCTGAAGTTGATAGTTGCTTTTTCGCAAATAATTTAAAGTTGTCAGCGTACCACTTAGCGAATCTAAGACCAGTTTGCTTATACATTTCGCCATACATCTTTTTAGTATCTTCTTCTTTAAATAAAGTATTGAAGTTTGCGTTACTTATGGTTGGGTTTTCAATAAACATTTTAGAGGCTTTATCAAATTCATTTACATAATATTGATAAGCAATAGGATAATTCTTTTTCTCTGCCAACTTAATTTGTTTGTGAAATCCATTTGCAATACGTCTTTTAGCTTGTTTAAGCAGTAAACCTTTGCTTGTTGCTAAGTTATTACAGATTGCATATCGTTGATTTCTATTTGGGTATTCAGATAACATTGTGTCATATATGTCACCATCATATTTAAAACCACAAGACCAAAGC